ATGATGCAAACGAATCATTCACTGCTCGTTACAACCATGAGACGATTGCTTTGGCATTCTCAATCACTGAAGAAGCAGTTGAGGACAACTTGTATGACAGATTGTCTTCAAGATACACTCGTGCATTAGCAAGATCTATGGCACACACAAAGCAGGTTAAGGCAGCTTCTGTTCTTAACAACGCTTTTGATAGCACAGTTACTGGTGGTGACGGAGTTGAATTATGTTCAACTGCACACCCAATTATAACTGGTGGTACTTTTGCTAATGAGCCATCAACTGATGCAGACTTGAACGAAACATCACTTGAAGATGCTTTAATCAGCATTGCAGGTTTTGTTGACGAGAGAGGTCTTAAAATTGCATTAACTGGTAGAAAACTTGTTATACCACGTCAATTGCAATTTGTTGCAGAAAGACTAATGGCATCAAATCTAAGAACTGCAACAGCAGATAATGACATTAACGCTATTAGATCCACTGGTATGTTACCAGAAGGTTACACAGTTAATGACTTTTTAACTGATACTGATGCATTCTTCATCTTAACAGATGCTCCAAGAGGGTTCATGCACTTTGAAAGAGTGCCATTAGCCACTCAAATGGAAGCAGATTTTGATACTGGCAATATGAGATTTAAGGCCAGAGAAAGATACAGTTTTGGATTCTCTGATCCAAGATGTGTCTTTGGATCAAAAGGTGCATAATTTAAATTCCTAATCCTCACCGAGTAGGAATATAAGGAGCGACTTTACAGTCGCTCTTTTTTTATGTTATAGTTTTTATACCTTGACGAAGAATTAACTTCGACATTGGCCAAGACAAGGAGATTAACATGGCTAATACAACCTTTTCAGGTCCAGTCCGTTCTGAGGGTGGATTTAACGTAATAAATAAAAGTTCAACAACTGGTGCAGTTACGGAAACTGGGTTTTCAGTAAACTCTACTGGACAACTTGTTTCAATGGGTACAAGAAAGATACAATCTTTTGCTGGTACGCTTGCTTCAACAAACGCTGCTTCAACTGCATATGCAGATGGTGACTGCCTTGTTGAGTTAGGAACATTAAATGTAGATGCTCCAGATGATTTAGTAACACCAAGTAAAATTTTTATTCATAGAGCTTTGATTGGTATTACAACTGCTGCAGGTCAAACATTAGCGGGTAACTTAGCATTAAGTTCAACAAGCGGAACTGCTACAAACGCTGCTGTTTCTGGAACAGAGATTGTTGGTGCAGGCGTAACATCATTCAATGAGCAGTTAAGTGCAACACAATCAATTACAGAGATTGATATTAATTTCAACGATACTGCTGGTAATTATCATATATTTGTACCTAACATAACTGCTGCGGTAGCTAATGTACATTTATATGCTAGAGCAACAACTACAGTTAATGCTGATGTAACCGCTGGAAGATTTACTGTTGAATTAGAATACTCTGTATATTAATAGGAGGCACTAATGGCTGATGCAGTAACTTCACAAACCATTATTGATGGTGCAAAAAATGTTGTTCAAAAGTTTACCAATATATCTGATGGCACTGGTGAATCAGCAGTTGTAAAGGTAGACGTAAGTGCTCTTGCTTCAAGTCCAGATGGAGAGACTTGCACTGGTGTAACAATAGAAAAAATTTGGTGGCAATGCATTGGCATGAAAACTAGATTATTTTTTGATGCAACATCAGATGCTTTCATTATAGAACTAGGCGAAAATCAGAGTGGATACCATGATTACAGTGACTTTGGTGGTTTACCGAATAATGCTGGTGGTGGTAAAACTGGCGATATAGTTTTTACAACTGTAGGTCATAGTTCTGGAGATACATACACTGTAACTCTTCAGATGAGAAAGAATTATGACTAGAAAAAGGGACAAGCAACCTCCTAAAACAAAAAAGTATTTCCGTCCCACTAAGAAAGGGGCGGGAATGACTAAAGCGGGTGTAGCTCGTTATCGAAGAGATAACCCTGGTAGTAAATTAAAAACTGCGGTAACTGGTAAAGTGAAGCCTGGAAGTAAAGCAGCCAAAAGACGTAAATCTTTTTGTGCTAGAAGTGCAGGCCAAATGAAAAAATTTCCAAAAGCAGCAAAAGATCCTAATAGCCGTTTAAGACAAGCAAGAAGAAGATGGAAATGTTAAATGACAAGTAAAGAATTGTTAAAAATGTTGGAGAAACATGAAGAAGTTTGTAATGCTAGATTCGATGGTATAAATCAAAAACTTAATAAACTAGACAATAGATTATGGATGATAGTATCATTAATTATAGTTGCTAGTGGTTTGGAGCAACTAATATAATGACTATGGGTCGGTCACAAATGTCAAAACAAGTGACCAATCCACCAAGAAAGAAAAAGTGGAGTGCCAAAAGGAAGAGAAAGATCGATTGCAAACGACCTAAAGGATTTTCTGAAAGAGCACATTGTGCCGCTAAGAAAAGGAGAAGTAGTAAAAGGTAGTCCAGTTAAATACTGTGTTTACTGTAAACATAAAAAATGGTCATGTATTTGTAATAAACAAAGGAGAACATAATGCCAAAAGACGCATGTTATCATAAAGTTAAAGCTCGCTACAAAGTTTTTCCCTCAGCGTATGCCTCAGGAGCCATAGCTAAATGTAGAAAAGTTGGTGCTGCAAATTATGGCACTGGTGGCAAAAAGAAAAAAACAAAGAAAAAAGCTGAAGGTGGTGTAATTATGTTAAACAATGGTGGCGCAACCATGCCAAAGAATAATAGAAAACGTGCTTCAAATAAGAAAAATGTTGCACGAGGTTGTGGTGTTGTAATGAGAAGAAAAGAAACGTTTTACGCATAATGGCAGTTAGAAAAACAAAAGCTGGTTTAGCACTTAAAAGATGGTTCAAAGAAGATTGGAAAGATCAAAGAACTGGTAAAAAGTGTGGAAGACAAAAAGGTGAGAAAAGAGGCACTCCTTATTGCAGACCAACTAAACGTATTTCTAAAAAAACTCCTAAAACTGCATCGGAGATGACAGCGGCTGAGAAACGTAGTAGGATAGCACAGAAGAAGAGATTAGGACAACCTGCAGGTAAGCCTAGAAGAGTTAAAGCACTGAAAAGGAAAAAGAAATGAATAAAAAAACTGCATTAAATAAAGCCATTCAAAATGTAAAAAACAAAACAAAAAATAAATCTAAAACAAAAGGTAAACTTAATCCTGGTTTGCAAGCTTTTTTAAACAAAAAAAAGAAAATGGCTAATAATAAAAAGAAAATGGGATAGATAATGGCAACCTCAAATTCCAGAGATTTTGACTTAGATGTAGCAGAAATCATAGAAGAAGCTTATGAAAGATGTGGTCTAGAATCACGCACTGGATATGATTTAAAAACTGCTAGAAGATCTTTAAATATAATGTTTGCGGAATGGGCAAACAGAGGTTTAAATCTTTGGACTGTTCAACAAGAAACTCAAGCTTTAACATCTGGAACTGCAACTTACGCTTTAACTTCTGATTACACTGATTTATTAGAAGTGGCAGTTAGAAGAAGCGGTACAGATTTTATGATGACTAGAATGTCTCGTGGCGAATATTTAAACATACCAACCAAAACACAAACAGGAAGACCAACACAATATTATTTTGATAGAAGAACTACTCCAAGTTTAATACTTTGGCCAACACCAGAAAATAGTACAGACTCTTTAATTTATTACTACGTTAGAAGAATACAAGACGCAGATACACAAATTAATACTACAGATGCACCTTTTAGATTTTTACCATGTGTGATTGCGGGACTTTCTTACTATTTAGCAATGAAAAAAGCACCAGATAGAATACAATTATTAAAATCAGTTTATGAAGAAGAGTTTCAAAGAGCATCCGATGAGGATGACGATAGGGTACCATTAAAACTAACGCCCGATATTAAATTTTTGAGGGTATAATGCCAAGATTTGCGAGTGGTAAACATGCTTATGGAATATCAGATAGATCTGGATTTAGGTATAGAATTAGAGACATGCGTAAGGAATGGAATGGTGCATTTGTAGGATATGACGAGTACGAAGAAAAACATCCACAATTAGAAGTCTTAAGAATTAAAACAGATCCAGAGGCAATTAGAAATGCAAGACCAGATAGAACTGAGCCTGCAGTGCAGACAATGTTGTTTAAAGATCCTTTTACTACGGGTGTAGCTGATTCTGGTTCAACAGTTATTACTGTATTTGAAAAGAATCATGGGAGATCGTCATCAGATACTGTTAGATTTAGAAATTGCATAGGTTTTGATGGGATTACAAAAGCAGTATTTGAAAATAGTTCTGGATATAGTATAACTGTAACTAGTGTAGATAGATATACTTTTACAGTAAGTGCATCATCTACTACTGGTAATGTAAAGGGAGGCGGAGATCGAGCTAGTGCGGGTCCCGTTAGTTTATCATCATGAGTTTTACAAAGTCTGCTTTAAAAACTGCTATACAAGATTATACAGATAATAGTGAAACTGTTTTTGTAAATAACATAGATAATTTTATTAAAGCAGCAGAAGAAAAAATATTTAAAAGTATTGACTTAGATATTTTTAGAAAAAATGTAACAAGTGCGTTAACTTCTTCTGATCAGTTTTTGACAGTGCCCTCTGATTATTTAGCCTCTTTTTCTTTACAAATAACTACATCTGGATCTGAAAGTTTCTTGTTACAGAAAGACGTAAATTTTTTAAGAGAATACACGCCTGCTTCAAGCACTACTGGTTTGCCAAGATATTATGCTAGGTTTGATGAGGATAATTTTATGTTAGCACCTACACCTGATAGTAATTATGCTATTGAATTACATTATTATTTCAGACCAACTAGTATAACTGCAGGCTCTGATAGCACAACAACATGGCTAAGTACAAATGCACCATTTGCATTACTCTATGGGTCTATTGTTGAAGGTTATTCTTTTATGAAAGGTGAACCAGATGTGATACAAAATTATAATGGTTTGTATCTACAGTATTTAGAAAGACTTAAAGATCTTGGAGAAGCAAGAGAAAATACAGATGGATACAGAATTGGTCTACCATCAAGGCCAAGAACATAGGAGTAGAAAATGGCAACAGCAAATGCAGCAACCAATTATCTAGAGAGAAGATTATTACATTTCATATTTAAAAATAACTCTCTTAGTTTTTCATCGCCTGGTGATAGTATTTATGTAGGACTTGCAACGGCAGTAAGTGCAGCAGAAACTGGCTCTTTAACAGAAGCTACGTTTACAAACTATGCAAGACAACAAGTTACTGCAGCGAACTGGACTACAATAGGTGCAGATTCAACAGACACACAAACAGCAGTCAATGCAGCTAATATTGAGTTTCCAGCATCTGGTGGCACAAACAATACTATTACACATGTATTTCTTGCAGACGCATCTACTAGCGGTAATATATTATTTGTTGGAGCATTAGATGCAAGTAAGGCAATAGCAAGTGGTGATATTTTTAGAATTAATGCAGGTAACTTAACAATAGAGCTTAAATAATGGCATTAGTATTAAACGACAGAGTAAAAGAAACTACAACCACAACTGGTACTGGC